CAAGCTAATAGCTGGTTCCATCTTGCTGCTTTTCTTTACCTTCATAATGCTTGAAGTGTTTGGATTGTCAAAAGTTCTAGGGGTTGAGTAATGGCTTCAAAATTAAATGAAGGTAGCGAATTTACCATCCCCTTAAAAAACCTGATAGGACTGATAGTTTTTACAGGTCTGTCAGTCTGGGGGTACTTCGGTATTATTGAACGGCTTGCTTTTCTGGAGCATGAGCAAGAAATGCATTGGGAAGAGATCCAAGAGAACGATGACTGGATAGATAACTGGAAGCCGCCTGTGGCAGTTGAAGCAAATATTCAAAGGGTGCGAGAGCTTGAGCTACGCATTACAAAAATTGAAACATTGATGAGGATGAAGTGATGTTACAGGCTCTCATAGGACCACTGGGAAACCTTGCATCAACTTGGCTTGAGGGGAAGGTTGAGACTAAGAAAGCCGAGGCGGGGGCAAAGGTTGCTAAAGCCAAGGCCGAAGCCGTTATAATGGAAAAGAAAGCCACTGGAGAGATCGACTGGGATCTTAAAATGGCTGATGCCTCTGCAAATTCTTGGAAGGACGAGTGGCTAACAATTTTGTTTTCGGTGCCCTTAATTTTAGCTTTTTGTGGAGAATGGGGAAGACAGGTAGTAACAGACGGTTTTACTGCTTTAGAAGCTATGCCGGAGTACTACAGGTACACTTTAGGTATTATTGTGAGCGCGAGTTTTGGAACTAGAGCCGCCTCCAAGTTTTTTGGAAAGAAATAGTTATGAACAAAGATCAGCTAAGAGTAGAACTTGCAGACGACGAGGGNTGTAAGTATNTGATTTATTTAGATCATTTAAATTTGCCAACTTTCGGCATAGGTCACTTGATTACCGAGGCCGACCCGGAGTTCGGTGAGTCTATTGGTACAGAGGTCTCTGAGGAGCGGGTACGTAAAGCATTCAACTTGGATGTAGCTGTAACCATCGACGAATGCAAAGTATTGTACGATGACTTCGATGATCTGCCTGAAGAAGCACAATTAGTCATCTGCAATATGATGTTTAATATGGGTCGGCCTCGCTTATCCAAGTTCAAAGGCATGAAAGCTGGAGTTGATGCTCGTGACTGGAATAAGGCCGCAGACGAAATGGTCGATTCAAGATGGCATGATCAAGTTCCAAATCGAGCTAAACGCTTAGTAAAACGAATGAGAGACCTTGCAAACCCCGCATAGTATGTTATAAGAAGACATAGGATTTAATGCGGAGATATGTGAGTGGATGAAATATATATAGCGGAGGCCGTTTTTCGTATTATTCGGGACCGCCGTCAGGGTGTTCAAGACCTTGTCCTTTATGANAACGTNTCGAACATGGAGCAGTATCGTGAGCTCATGGGTAATTTAAAAGCCTTAGATCACGTGGAACAGGAACTCAAGGGCCTGCTGGATAAACAGGAGCGAAGCAATGACTGATGCACAGAAAGTGGATCTAGAAGGCGCAATGGCGGGAGCGACTAATCTTGCCTCAGCGTACAAAGATGTTACAGACAAAATATTGGACCCCGAAGCAATCGGGGGTTCCCTCCTAGAAAGAATGCCAGAACCCACTGGGTGGCGTTTACTTATCTTACCTTATCGTGGCAAGGGGAAAACTGACGGGGGTATTTATTTACCCAACGCAGTGGTAGAAGAGCAAACGATATCTACGCAAGTCGGGTACGTCTTAAAAGTGGGCTCTTTAGCTTACAAAGATACAGAAAAGTTTCCTATGGGACCTTGGTGCGAGCAGGGTAATTGGGTAATGTTTGCCCGTTACGCAGGGTCTCGTTTTAAGATTGATGGCGGTGAGGTTCGTATTCTTAATGACGACGAAATCTTGGCTAAAATTCAAGAACCAGAAGACATTTTGCATTTCTAGGAGTTAAAAATGGCGAACGAAGACGAACAGATTGAACTAGAATTGGACGATACCACCGAAGTAGATGTTTCGGACGGAAAAGAAAAAGACGCTCCTGTTGCCACGCAAGCGGAGGAGGACGACAACTTTGACCGGGCGGAGAACGCAACGCAGAAGCGTATTGACCGTCTAACAAAGAAAATGCGTGAAGCTGAACGTCAGCGTGAAGAAGCTTTAAAATACGCGCAGAATGTACAAGCTGAGGCGCAGACGTTGAAGTCTCGTATGGATGCGTTAGATACCAGCTATGTTAACGAATACAGCAGCCGCGTAGAAACTCAAATGACTACTGCCGAAGAAAAACTGGCGCGGTCTATTGAGATTGGGGATACAGCGGGTGTGGTTGAAGCGCAACGCGCAATCACAAAGCTAGCTATTGAAGATGACCGGGCTCAACAGGCTCGTTCTCAGCAAGAGCGCTATGCAAAACAGTCGGAGGCGCAACGGGAAACGCAGGTTCAGCAGCCCATGCCGCAGCAGCAGCCTCGCCGTCCTGATCCAAAAGCGGAAAAATGGGCGCAGCGAAACGATTGGTTTGGAAATGACGAAGCCATGACATATGCGGCTTTTGGTGTGCATAAAAGACTTGTTGAAGAAGAAGGGTTTGACCCGCAGTCAGAAGACTACTATACTGAATTAGATAATCGTATGCGGGAAGAGTTTCCGCATAAGTTAAACGGTGGAAGTAAACGGCCCGCTCAGACTGTTGCTTCTGTATCCCGCAGTTCTGGGCGCAGTAGTGGGAAAAAGGTTAGACTCACCCCTAGCCAAGTCGCGATAGCGAAGAAATTGGGTGTGCCGCTTGAAGAATACGCGAAATACGTGAAGGAGTAAGTTAAATGTCTGAAGAACAGAACGAAATGTTTGAAGGTACAGTAAAACGTACTGCTCGCGCTAACCAAACTAGGGAGAAGACGGCGCAGCGTAAGCCGTGGGCTCCCCCGTCTATGCTAGATGCACCGCCTGCACCGGATGGTTTTAAGCATCGTTGGATCCGGGCTGAAACCCGTGGTTACGACGATACGAAGAACGTAAGCGCTAAAATGCGTGAAGGATGGGAACTGGTCCGTAAGGATGAGTATCCTGACTTTGAGGCCCCGGTAGTCGAATCAGGTAAATACGAAGGTGTGTTCGGAGTAGGTGGACTTGTTCTTGCTCGTATACCTGTGGAAACAGTAGCCGAACGGACAGCATATTTCCGGCAACGGAATGCTGACCAAATGGAAGCTGTGGACCATGATTTGATGGGCGCGAACTCTCATTCAACCATGACGATTAACAAACCTGATCGTCAATCTCGTGTAACCTTTGGCGGCCCACAAAAATAAAGGGTCGCTCTGATTGGAGTAGAAAAAATGGCAAACCAAGAAACTGCCTACGGTCTACGTCCTATCGGGCTAGTTGGAAGTGGTGCAAATTCTACCGGTGTGACCGAGTATGAAATTGCTTCCAACAACACCAATGCCATTTTTCAATTCTCTATCGTAGTTCCTACTGCGAATGGCGTAATTGATCATGCTGGCGCTACAAGCGGCGGCACGACACCGGCACTGGGGGTCCTGATGGGCGTTCAATACCATGACTCAGTACAGAAAAAGCCTGTATGGCTTAACTACTGGCCGGGTTCTGGTTCAGTTAGCGTTGACACCAACTATCCTGTAAAGGCTATGGTTGCTGACAACCCAAATCAATTGTTCAAAGTCGCTGCTGACGCAACACTTACTGACCGTGCAACTGCACTGACAGGTGTGTTCGCCAACGCCTCCTTGGGCACATCAGCCCGCACAGGTTCTACCGCTACTGGTAGTTCTAACAGTGCACTTAGCGTGGCTTCAAAAAACACAACAGCTACTCTGCCTTTGCGTATCGTTGGGATCATGGATGATCCTGCTAATAGCGATTTCACAGCAGCAGGTATCCCGTTGATTGTTCGTTTGAACGCACACTTCAACGCAACCACAAGCCGTTTTGACTCGCAGACTACTGCGACCACAACCGGCGTTTAAGGGAGGGGATAGACAATGGCTATTTCTCGCGCACAATTAGCGAAAGAGCTTGAACCCGGCCTGAACGCCTTGTTCGGTCTTGAGTATGATCGCTACGAAAACGAGCACTCTGAGATCTTTGAAGAAGAGTCATCAGATAGGGCTTTTGAAGAAGAGGTAATGCTTGGTGGTTTCTCAACAGCACCAGTTAAGGGTGAGGGCACTGCCATCAACTTTGACGATGCTAAAGAGACCTACACAGCACGGTACACGCATGACACAATCGCTTTGGCATTTTCAATTACTGAAGAAGCCGTCGAGGACAACTTGTATGACCGTCTAGCTGGGCGTTACACAAAAGCTTTGGCCCGTTCAATGGCACAAACAAAGCAGATCAAAGCGGCTGCCGTCTTGAATAATGCGTTTAACGCTGCCAATGCAATTGGTGACGGTGCTGCGCTTTGTTCTAATGCTCACCCGTCACTTTCTGGCAATCAGCGAAACGTGCTGGCTGTCGCGGCAGATTTGAACGAGACTTCTCTTGAGCAAATGCTGATCGACGTTGCGGGTCTGACTGACGAGCGTGGTTTGAAAATCGCGGTTCGTGGAATGAAATTGATTATCCCGAAAGAACTGCAATTTATTGCAGAGCGGGTTCTTAATTCAAACCTCCGTCCCGGTACAGCCGACAATGACGCAAACGCAATGAAGAACATGGGTATGTTACCTGACGGGGCCGTGGTTAACCACTTCCTGACAGATACAGACGCCTTCTTCATTAAAACGGATGCGCCAAACGGTTTCAAATACTTCAACCGTTCTCCAATTAAAACTGCAATGGAAGGTGACTTTGACACCGGAAACATGCGGTTTAAGGCCCGTGAGCGTTATAGCTTCGGCGTCTCAGATTGGCGTTCAGTGTTCGGTACTCCGGGCGCATAAGGTCTAAATTATTTGACGAAAAGGGCGGCTTCACAGTCGCCCTTTTTTGTTGTAGTATGTTTTATCCCTGACAGCCGCATTGGGCGGTTGACACTAGCCACGACAGGAGAATTAAATGGCTTTATCTACTTTCTCGGGACCAGTCCGGTCCAACAATGGTTTTCAAATTCCAGTTGTAACCACTGCAAATTTACCAGCTTTTGGTAGCGTTGCTGTCGGAACTGCGTACATAGTTTCTGATAACGGTGCGGGTAACAACGAGTATTGCATTGTTATTAACACAGGTGCTGCTTGGGTAACTGCGGTAGGTGCTGCACTTAGCTAAAGGGGGCTGTTATGGCTAATACAACTTTTTCAGGCCCTATTAGGGCTGGTACAATTAAAAACACAACAGGAACTATTGTAGGCACAAACATTGCTAACATAGGTCAAGTTGTGATGTCTCAATCTATTATGATCTCTGCTGCGGTAGGTGTAGGAACGACTACTTACAATGTCGGTGTCATTCCAAATCAATCACAGCTACTCAGCGTCACAATAAGAGTGGCTGTGGTTAGCGATGCTGCGGGTAACGCGACTGTTTCCGTGGGCAAGACGGGCTCGGCTCAGTATTTAATTGCAAATACTAACGTCAAAGCTCTTGGCGAAACCTCGTCTATAGCAAATGGTGCTTTGGATGAAGCAGACCGATTTGATGCTGACACTCAGATTACAGCTACATTAATTTCTGCGGGGGGTACGGCTACCACGGGTCAGATTACTGTGACATTCACTTATATGCAGGCCAACGGCTTGTCAGATGCAACAGAAGCGTAGGAGGATAGAATGTCTGAGTCTGATGTAAGATCTAAGCGTGTTACAGCAACGGGTTCTCTTGCTGTAGGGCCTGCCCGCATTCGTCAGATACAGTTGAAAACAGGTACTGGCACACCTCGCCTTACTATCACTAACGGTAGTGGCGGAGCCACTGTGCTTGATTTGGATTTCAACGCATCTACAACGCATTCGGTCAACATTCCGTCAAACGGTATTCGTGTGGACGATATTTTTATATCGACGGCTACTAACCTGACCGCGATAACGGTGTTTTTTAATTGAGGTAGGTTATGGCTCCTCGTAAAGCTGCAATGCCGAAGAAAAACAAGAAAAATTTCCGCCCTACGGAAAAAGGGGCGGGAATGACTAAAGCGGGTGTTGCGGCGTACAGACGCGCAAACCCCGGTTCTAAGTTAAAAACGGCTGTCACAGGCACGGTAAAAAAGGGAAGTGCTGCGGCCAAACGCCGTTCTTCCTATTGCAGTAGGTCTAAAGGTCAAATGAAGATGCACAACATAAGTTGCAAAAAGACGCCTAAAAAGCGTATTTGTGCCGCACGAAAAAGGTGGAAGTGTTAATGAAAGCAGATGACGTCTTAAAACTTTTGGAAAAGCACGAGGAAGAGTGCAATGGCCGGTATGCTCAAATACAGAAACAGCTAGATAAGTTGGATCAAAGGCTTTGGGGTATAGCGGGTTTGATCATTGCTGCCGCAGTCGTGCAGAAGGTGTTTTAAATGACCAGTGCAGTTAGATTAGGGGCAGGGGCATGTCCTAGCCCTAAACGAGCTTCTAAAGGCGTCGTTCGCATGAAAAAAGGGGGTGAGGTAAAAAGTGGTGGTAAGATCTGTCCCAAAGGGAAAGCGTGGGCCAA